TTAAGAGTTGCTTCTCGGTCTTCCAGTTTTCTTCGATTTAGCCATTTTTTCAATATCTGATCGATTCCATCGAGAGCGCTGTCCATCTTTTGACACACGTTTTGGCATTTTACCATCACGATCAAGCTTTCTCACATATTCCGCTGAATATCCCAAAACTTTTGCTGCTTCAGCGGTATTTAGTGTTAAAGGCTTCTTGTCTACAATTTCTTCCAGGCGCTCAACTTTCTCAACCAGATATTGATTCTGAGATTTAAGCTCTTCAAACATTGCAAAAATCTCAGGCATCCATCGGCTTGAGCCAACTTCCATTAGGACACCTCCTACAAAACCACAAATTTGTGATGCTTTAAATTGATTACTGTCATTTTTCTACAATGCTGGCAACGAGTGCGAGATCGAACTTTTAATTCCTCCTCATCCTCTTTCAGCTTTTCTCGAGCTTCCTGAATTCGATTTTGCAATCGAGCAAAATATTCAATACTGTCCTTAATCCACAAAACTGGATTAACCTTGGCTTCGCATTGCTTGCAAACCAATTCCATTGCTTTAGAGTCAATAGCCACCTGTATGTGCTGACACTTTTGAAAGTCACGTCTTGGAAAATTAATCACATCACTTTCAATATCAATTTCAAGATGCTCGTGAGTGGGGTAGGTATAGTTATTCAAGATACTTCTCCCAAAGACTTCACCACACTTTCAGGTAACCCAAACACATCTTTAAAAGCCTTACCAAATTCACCGCTTTGGATGAAGTGATCGATCAGGTTTACTTGCTTATCGATCTCTAATTCTTTGTCGACATTTGTTTGTTGAATTTCAGTCATTGGCTTCATCCTCATCCCAAACAATATCACTACGCTCACCATCAGCATCCATTTCGCCTTTATTGCCACACTTCAAGCAAGTAACGACATCACCATCCATAAACTCATAACCGCTATTGCTTTCTGCTGTGGAATGAATGGCAGCTTCGTTATGGTTGCATTTTGGGCATTCCATCCCCCAATCGATGTTCATTTCAGTCATTGGCTTGCTCCATTTCAATATCTTCATCGGTAAATTCACGAGATCCTGGAGTCGCAAACTTTTCGGTTGCTCCATATTCTTCCTGCAGATAAGCATTAAAGAATTCAGATTTATCCATCACGCGAAAGCCTTCAGGTAGAGCATCTTGAGCTTGCTTAAAGATAGACTCTAATGTTGTTCGAGTAGGGTATTGGCCCAAAGGAAGCGACATGGTTACAACTGCTTGCTGCCCAGACCCTTCTTCAACCGCATAAACCTTCATTTCAATTTTAATTGGTGCATTCATTTTCATTTGGCTGGCTCCTGTGCGTCAGGACATGATTCAAGATCAGACTGAATGTAAGTAAATTTCCCTTGATGGATGCCTTTAAACGTACCTTTAACAAGTGCTGAGTCATTTGGAGTTGACGGGCATACGCACAATACATAAATGTCAGTATCGTCAATGCTGTCTTTGTCCGTGTAGTCCCACGTTTTATACCCTTTTTTATTCAAGGTAACTCTTGCGTATTCAATGGCTTCGTAGCCTTGAAGTTCAATAACATAGGTCACAGCATTATTGACTAACTCAGGGCTACATTATTTGATGGCTCTTGTGCTTCGATCATGGCTTTTTGCTTTGCATCATTTTCATAATAGAAATGGTATTGCTCAGGCAATTCAATGCTCTTTGGCATCCAGTGTGATTGACCGTAAGCCGCCTGCCATCCGTAGCAATTTCTCTCTTTAAAGCCGCCAGCCCATTTTGAATCACGTGTTACTTGTCGAACTTGTCCAAGGCTATGCACCAAAACCTCTTCACCTTCATCCGGCATGCGCTCGGAAGTTGAAATCCATTGCGGCACCGCTTGGGCTTCCTTACCACCCAAGTGCAACATACCAATACACGCGCACCAAGTCGTCCACTGGTCGTTAATGCTCTCAACACCATCTCCGGTGTATAGCTTTTTATCTTCATCAAAGCTAAACAGTTTTGCTTTTGGGTGCATGGCTTCAAAATCACCACGTCTTAAATCGATTTTAGTCATTAGTTTGTTCCTGTGCTGCTTCGATCATGGCTTTGTAGATATCGTTGATCGATGCAGCTGGCAGGGCTTTGTTGTCTTCCATTGCGTCAGTATAAGCATCAATGCCACTACTCCACATTTCGTCGGTAGGCTCCTTCGGAACGACCACAAATCCTTCCGGCACCGCTTGGGTTTTGGCTTGAGCCAATGCTTCACCTTGATTTAAAAGCATCTCATCAAGGGTATTTATTTGAACTTTCATGCGAGCTATGGCTGTCTGCCACATTTCCCATGCAGCCTGAACCTCATCCCAGACATACCGATCAGCAATAAAGCAAAAGCAATTCACAAGATTCATCTTATAGAAATCTGTTTCTTTAAAACTTAGCTCAAACTCTTCTCTTTCTTTCTGAATATCCATCACGCCACCTTTCCAATATTCTGACTTTGCACATAAAGCTTTGCTAAAATCGCAACGGTTTCCTTTGTTTCAGGTCGCTGCAATTCTTTAAATTTACGGTTCATTGCAAGCAATTCCGCACGGCTTACCAACATCAAGTTATCCAAGCGACAATCGGTTTTAATGCCGTTTTTAAAGATCAGCGCATGACCTTTAGGAATCGGGCCATTGGCTTTCTCCCATAGGTACTTATGCTTGAGCTTCATTTGACGCTCACCCTCAAACTTGCACTCGATGTAACCATCTTTCGTGATGTACTCATGACCAACTGGCGCTGCTGTATGAGGAACATTGCCTTTTTTCCACATGGTTTCAGGACTTGGCTTATAGCCTTTCATGCCTTTATTCCAAGTAACATGACCTTTCTCCAATCGACCAGTGCGGCCAGTTTTGGCGCCAATTCTCAGACAGTGCCCCTTTATTTGGTTTACATTGATATTCACACCAAACTCAGCATTAAAAAGCTCGGTTAATTCCTTGCGGGGCATGGTTGTGTGCTTAATCAAAAAGGCATCCATTTCAGGCGTGTATTTAAATTTCATTTAAACCTCGACATCCATATCACCAAGCGCAATGCGCGGGACTTGCTGATCCTGGTTTAAGCCTTTGTATTGAGCAACCAACTTAACCGCATCCAACTGAGTGGTGTGTGCTTTGATAATCTCAGCGCTAATGCCTTGAATTGTTTGAGCGCGCTTAACTTCAGAATCCAGGCTATCCTTATCAGCCTTTGCCAAGCGATCCAGTTGATCAAACAGGTGCTTGTTCAAATCTTTTAATGTGCTCATGCTGCCACCTCAAAAGGGTCATGCCCCTTAAATTCTTCAAACAACTCAGTCGCTGCTTTATTCAAGCGACCATTCGCCATAATCATTACGTTTCGCGGAAAGCCCTTACCCGTGGCAGTGTTATAAAACTGAACACCGCCAGCAGATACCACGGCCTTATATCCAAGGTGAGTGAGCCAGATAATAAAGGCTTCACTCATTAGGGGATGGACTCGATAGTGTTTTTTCATGCTGCCACCTTCTGCAGATCCAACTCAGCAATGATCTGATCAATTTTTTGATTAAACCGAATCACTGACTGCTCAATACCTGCAATATCCAAGTCCTCTGCATTCACCCGAATAACCACCAGTTGCAAATGCCCAGGCAGGCGAGGGTCATAGCTCACAAAGTCACACCACTTGCGACGAGTACAAGCCAATTGCCAGGTGATCTGTGGCACATATTCAGCAGGCACCTCTTTAGTTAAAATGGTATTCAGGTGAGTTTGCGAGCTTGGACATTTAGCCTCAATTTGCCCATCTCTACCCACCAACCCATCAGGACTAGCACCACTCATTTTGATAACCGGATGATCAATCAGACCTGTTCCAACTACAAAATTACCGGTTTCATTTTCATAGGCAGCAATCGCATAAGGCTCTTGATCAATACCCCATTGCATTAGGCTTGTGGTTTTAGTTTCCTCCTGAACGCCAGTAAGGCGCTCAGTCAGAATAGTTAAGGTTAGGGCATTGTGTGCTTTGCCTTTCATGGGTTTGGCATCAATATCCTTGATTCGGCTTGCTGTAATCTTGCCGCATCGATCTGCATGCCAATCTTCATTACGCTGGTGAATGGTCATAGGTTTCTCCTTGGCGTGATAAGGCTTGATCTGCAAGTTCAGCAACTTGTTTTAAGGTAACTGAATGAGTGGCCCAGAGTAGTTTTTTGCACTCACCTTTGGGCAATGCTTCATAAGCACTCTGTAAACGCCCTAAACCGTATTGAGCTTCAACTTTCAGAGCTTCAAGATGCTCATTTTCAAACTCTTGGTATCCCTCTGGAGTCACATTGTCAGTCTGGCCTTGAACCGTTTTGGCGGCCTGGCAATCATCAATGCGCTTAGCCTCATCTTCGTCATAGATACCTGAGAAACCAAAAGCTACACGCGCACACTGAATTAATGCCTTATGGCGTAGCATGCGTTTTGGGTACTTCTTCCACGGCTCTGATGTGCCTTGGCATTCATCCAGGTATTCAGTCACCACTGTTGGATGAGTACGATCCTTGCGGTAAATTTTGCATGTACAGGATTCATTATCTTGTTCAAACTGAATACCATCACAAAGCGGATTATCATTAATAATCCGTGCCCAGCCATCAATCCCAACTACCGGGGTAATCCCACCACCTTTGGCTGGAAAGGCGTAAATTTCTCTTGTGAACGGATTTAGCTTATATTGGTTTGCGACAATCAAAAGGCTTACGAGCTGAACATCATTAGCGCCCTTAAAAACAGTATCAATCAGAGTTTTTTTTAGTTGCTCTGGGTCAACATCAGCCATATCAAACGCCAAAGCAACTTTATGCATCTGGGCTAAAACAATATTATTTTGTACTGGTGCATTCATCTCAAACCACCTCTTCAAATAGTTGTTCCGCGTACTCATTCACAAGACGCTGTAATTCTTTAATCTGCTCATCCGTCAGCGCAAATGTCTGACCTTCCTCAGCTTCAAAGTTCCAAACATCCAATAAAGTCACAGGCGTATCTTTCACCACAAGCCAAGAATCAATATCCACTGGCTCGGCATATCGCATATCACCATTAGAGCTGCGCATTTGCGTCATCGTGTGAGGCAATACAGGTATTGAACAGTCAGCCGTTGCATACAGGTTTTCACTAATCTGACGATACAAACCAAAAGTCAGCACGTTATCTTCAATCGAAATATCCAGATCCACTTTGAAACTCGGCAGGTCTGAAAAGTACAAATCACGGGTGAAATCTTCATTTACTTTGCAGTCAATTACCTTAGTGCTATGACCATCACGGCACAGGAATAAAGACTGATTGCCGATGTGATGAATAGGTCGCATTGCCGCACCACATCCACAGAATTGAGCGTAAGTGTTCATGCTGGCACCTCATTAGATTTATGCGCGTCATACAGCTTGATTGCGTGAACAATGGCAAAACATGCCCAGATATAGCGATAGGTATGATCATTAAAATCCCACTCCCACCAGCAATCCATATCCAAGCCGCCAGCATCACCAGCATCCCAGTTGCGCAATGTTTCGTAAAAATCATGCTTATCATCTTCGGCCAAGCCAATCAGGTGCTTTATAGCCTCTTTGGCTTCTTCAGCATCAGACTGATCTTTGTCGTAGTCGCCAGAATCTATACCCGCAAGATGATCTTGAAGGTGTTCAATCAGTGTCTCTTTTGCTAAATCACTTGAGAATTCCTGGGCACCACCGCGAGAATCCACAGCCTCTAATTTTTCTTCCCAATAACCCGGATTAATGTCATAGCCATCTTTGTCACGAAAAAAGTCAAACATGTCCGCAAGGCGAGTAAATACAAAGCTGCCCATATCACCGGTAAACATTAAATAGCCTGGACGAGTGGTGATGTGATAATGCATTTCACAGCAACCCGGTCTTTGAATTGTCAGGTCCCGAAATAAACCTTGATCTAGATTCACCGTCAGCTGATGGTGGGCAACATCTTTCAAGAATTGCTCTAAAGTTGGATGACTCACTTCACACCCCCAACAATCGCAGCATTAATCTTTTCAATCTCATAACGATCAACATAGGCATTAACCGCTTCCTCATGACGTACGACATTGAGAATGTCTAGGAACTCTACCGAGCCATCATCTAACGTATACTCGACATAGATGCTGTATTCGTCAGCTTTGACGGTAGCAACACAGATCTGATTGCAATTCACGCTTTGAACTTCGTATTGCTTTGCAGCGATGTTGACTTGTGGCTCTGCTAATTCATCAGCAGTTTTAGCTGGTTGGAAAGCGTAAGCTACTGCTATCCCCGCGCTGATTGATGCTGCAATGAATGCAGACTTGAGAATATTGGATTTAGTTGTCATAATGACCTCGTGTAGTTAAAGCCCTGATGCCGTCGAAAGTAGTCAGGGCTTTTTTGTTGCTTATTTCTTTGCAAAATGCTCATCAAGAGAGCTAAAGAATGCATCTACTGCATTAATCAGGTTTTCAGGAACGCTGTAACTACAACCAAAATCCTCACCACAAATACGAACAGCGCCATCAACTAGTCTAGGGTTTGATGTCTTGGGTTTATTTGGTGGGGGGCACTCGACATCTACACAACCACCCACACGCCCAATCAAAGTGCTTCCGCAAGGAGCATCAAAGCCCCCCTCGGCACACTTACTTTCATCAACATCACTAAAGACGTACTCTTCCATGTGCCTTGCTGATTCAACATCGCCACTTGCCATAGCTAGTAGCTGCAATCTGATATGTATTAATTCCATTTTTTTCACTCGGTTTGTTATTTCGATGAAATTAATATAACTTAAGTTATAAAGAGGTGTCAATAACATAGAGAATATTATTTATAATATTTGTTATAACGGTTGTAATAAAAAAGGCGCTACATGAGCGCCTTTATAATTTAAGGTGTTTACATTGATCCGCCCTTCCAGCAGATACGACCCTCGATTTCTATTTTTTCTTTAATTTCTTCTAGTGACAGTATGATGTCTGGGTACTGAACCTTGTCTGGATTATCCGATCTGATTACCCAGTGCGTCACCATATTGATAAGGCGCTTCACATAATATTGCTCATCAATACATAGGAAATAAACCTTATTCGATTTCGGTATGTTGTCATGAGGATTAACTAAAAGCACCTGACCATCCTCAATAGAAGGGTACATACTTTCGCCTTTCGCGTAGATTACACGCAGATCGTCTGGGTTAGGTAAGCCTTGCTCTCTGATCCATTGTCGGCTAAATACCAGACCGCCCTTAACCTCCACGCTATCTATGATAGAACCGCCACCACATGAGCCATAAATATCAAATTGAGGAACAAGAACATATTCATCAACGCTTGGCTTTTCACCCGCATTTTCACCACCAACTACAACAAAGTCATTAAGGCTTCCAGACTGTTTCTTTATGTACTCTTTCCCATAGATCAGGTAATCCACTGAGGTATTTAAAGCCTTCGCTACCTGAGCAATATATTTTGAGTTATCAGTCTCATTATTCTCAATTTTAGAGATAGCGGCTTGCGACACCTCTGACTTTTTAGCCAGTGCCGATTGTGACAATCCCAATCTGGTGCGGGCTTCTCTAACACGATCACCACAAGTTAAACCAACCATAAGAAGACTCATAACAAATAATTACCTGTGTAATAATTTAACGTAATTTAAAATAACATGGATTATTGACTTGTCAAAACAAAAGTTATAAATTATAACCTAAGTTATAAGGAAGGTCGTTCTATGAATTGGGAATCGATTATTAATCAACTGTTGGAAAAGATGACCCAAAAGGAATTAGCGGCTTTGGCTGGCTGTTCTCAGCCGTTTATTTCTTTGCTGTCATCTGGTCAGCGAAAGAGTGTGGATTATGAAACAGGGCAGAAACTTATTTCTCTTTGTGTAATCCATGAAGTTGAAACCACCAGAAACGAGAAAGCCCCAGCTACCGCAAATAGCTAGGGCTTTTGTGTCTAAATCCCAGGAGATTCAAACATGAATATGATGACACAATTTAATCATAATCAAAACAGTATAACAAGCCTTGATATTTCAGAGCTTGTTCAATCCGAGTTACGAGCAGTTAATCTATCAATAGAACGACTGGCAAAGCGCGGTGTCATTCAACTCCCTCCAATGGTGAAAGTTGAAAATAAACAATCACTTAGCCCAAATAAATATACGAGCGTTTATATTTTCTCTGGCGAACAAGGCAAATTAGATTCAATCACTGTGGTTGCTCAACTTTGCCCAGAGTTTACCGCAGCACTGGTAAAGCGCTGGTATGAACTAGAAAACCAAAATGCTGTACAACTTCCCCAAACTTTTGCAGAAGCCCTTCAACTGGCAGCCGATCAAGCGCGTCAATTAGAACTCGCAGCACCTAAAGTTCAGTACTTTGACCGTGTTGCCGACACTAAAAATCTTTTAAATGCCTCTCAGGTGGGTAAAAAGGTCGGCATGTCGGCCGTAAAGCTCAATCAATACCTTGCTGATATGGGTGTATATGACCGTCGTATTGCTGGACGCACCTTTGCTCAATGGTTTATCGACAAAGGTTATGGCGAAGTCAAACAGACAGAGCAAGGCTACCCACAATCCAAATTCACCAATAAGGGTGAACAGTGGGTAATTGAGCAGCTTGTAAGTGAAGGGGTGGTGGCATGATCGAATCTCCAATCCTCGACCGCTTCACTGCGTTTGACCGTGTTCGTGGCAACGAGCCATTACCGTTCAAATTGGATGGCGACCGTGAACCACGTGCCGACATTCCACAGTGGCAGATCAACCGCACCAATGCGCGTTCAGCAGGTCGTAAAACCTTCTTGCATACAAAACCATGCCGAGTATGTGGCAGCTTGGAGCGATTAACTCATAGGGTTTATGCGGGTACGAAAATTAATAAATGTTTCGTGTGCTCGGATGAGTATGTGAAATCCACCAAGATGACGGGAGATAAGTATTTAAATGCCCTCACAAAACAATGGGAGCAAAGTAATGAGCGTTGATGCTACACGTTGGGCATGGAAAGCGCCTGTAAAAAACGCAACCCAACGCCTGATTTTATTGTCCCTTGCAGATCGTGCTGGTGAACATCACACATGCTACCCAAGCAATAAGCGATTAGCTCAAGACACAATGCTCAACCTTAAAACTGTTCAAAAATCAGTTTGTGAGTTAATCGAGCTTGGTTTAATTGCCGACACTGGTGAGCGAAAAGGAAGTACAAATCAGGTTCGGGTTTTGCAACTTATTGGTGTTGATTCTCGTGAATATAACGAACCCAAAATTGGGATAGTTAAACAGACCCAAAAACGGAACAGTACCAAAATTGGGAACGATCCCAAAAACGGTACAGGTAACGAACCCAAAATTGGGGTATGTAACGAACCCAAAATTGGGTTAGGGAATCTACCAATAGAACCTAACAATGAATCTAACAATATTAAAGAAAAATTTAGCTTCGCTGGAGAGCTTAAAAAGTTAGGTGCAAATGAGCAATTAATTTCTGATTGGCTTCAAGTTCGTAAGGCTAAAAAAGCAGGCAATACCAAAACCGCATTAAATGGTTTTATGAAGCAAGTTGAAAAGTCAGGTTTGCCACTGAATACAGTTTTGGAAATTTGTGTGATTCGTTCATGGCAGGGATTCAATATTGATTGGCTAAAAAACATAGACCTTTCTGAGTTTCAGCCTAAGCAAACAACACCAGCACCTCAAAACCTTAAAACAGTAAAAGGAGCTTGGTAATGTCTGACATCCATAACATCGCAATCGAGCAATGTGTACTTGCTGCATTGATGACAGTTCAAAGTTCTTATGAAACTGTGGCAGGGGATTTAACTCAAGACTGCTTCTTCTCAACAAAGCATCAAGAGATTTTTAAAGCCATTTCTGAATTGGCTGATGCTGGAAAACCTTATGACCTTGTACTGGTTGAACAAAAGCTAAATCAAAGCAAATCATTGCTTGATGCCACTGACTACCTGATGACGATTATGTCTGAATCACCAGCGAGTTTTTATAACATGGATAGCTATGTTTCTGAACTCAACAAATTAAAAACACATCGCAAGGTTGAGGAGATCGGCAAGAAGATTGCCATGATTGCCCACGACCTAAATTTAGATGACGTTTTTTCAGAAGCAGAAGGTTTATTTAGCGGATCGGATAACCAAGATCAGAATAACTTAGGCGCAAGCTTTGAAGATTCAATCGAAAGTGCATTGCAGAAGATGATCGAGAAAGCCGAAGCAATGGCAGCAGGTAAGCCGTCAGGTGTGAGATTTAATCTGCCTACTTTGGACAACCTTATTGGCACGGTTCAGAAAGGTCATTTGTGTGTCGTTGGTGGCAGACCAGGTTCGGGCAAGTCAACTTTGGCTCAAATGCTGGCACTGGATACAGCACTGAAAAACAAAGGTGTGCTGTTTGTATCGGCTGAGATGGACAAAGAAACTCTAGCCAATCGAATGATAAGCGCACTTAGCTTTATTCCTTATGACGAATTACATAACGCTCGTATGTCGTCAGGTGTGATGAAGTCATTCACAGATGCGCAAGCGGCTTATGCAAAGCTGCCAATTTGGATAGAACCGAAGCAAAAACCAACATTGAGTGAAGTTCGTACCTATGTACGCAAAGCAGAGCGCAGATTCAAAAAGGTTGGACTTGGCTGCATCGTTATTGACTACTTACAACTTCTTCGCAATCCAAGCCAACGAGATCGCATTCAAGAGGTGGCATCTATCAGCCGTGAACTTAAATCAATGGCGAAAGAGTTTGAGTGCCCAGTGATTGCATTGGTTCAGTTGAATCGTGATGCAGACAAAGGTTCACGCCCTAAGAGTTCAGACATCAAAGAGTCAGGTCAGATTGAGCAGGATGCAGACCAGATCATTTTATTGCATCCAAAACTTCAATCAGAGGACTTAATGCCGACTGGTGTGACTGAGGTGCTTGTGACTAAAAACCGTCATGGCAAGAAAGGCATTGTGCTGGTTCAAGATCAATTGGATGTGTGCCGCTTTACATCGGTGCAGGTTGAGGAAGTGGGAGGTGCAGCATGACCAAACTCGAATATTTATCACAGTTTAGCAATGCGGTGCTCAGTCCTGAATTAAACACGTGCGAGATTCCATTACCAACACACGGCTCAAGTTGGGCTTCTATCTTCGATCACAACCAAGGCGAACTGAGAGAGTGCGAGATTGAATTTCGTAAAAAGTGGTGTGAAGAGCAAATTGCTTTGATTGGTGAATTTGGTGCGGTGTTGGGGGGTGGGGTGTGAGTGATTACCTAAAAATGAATCTTGAGCAGCTTAAAAAAGAACATGCTGAGTTGCTTGCCTTTAATGAAAAGCTAGACCGTGAGCGTAATGGATATCGCAAAGATGCTCGTAAGTACGCTAAGAAAGTGCAAATGATTGCAAGCCTATTCGTTGTGCCGAGTGACGACCACGAATTAACGCTCAAAGCTATTAAGACGATTGTGGAATGGGTGGGCGAATCATGAAAGACAAAAACGACAATAAAACTCAAGATTGGCTAGAAGTAACCATGCCTCTTGAAGTTGCACAGGCGGCACTGGCTGCAATGAAAAAGGCGTTTATGGATTGGGATGTGCTGAATGAGAAGCCGCCTGCGTTTTTAAAGCACATACAGGATTTGGCGCATTACGTGGAGCATAAGCAATGACAATTTCAAAATCAGAATTTTTAGGCTTGGTCAGAGCAGAAAGTGCGGCACGTAAATCAACTGCTGTATTGGCTGAAAAAGAAAAACTGCGCAATGAGATTGAAAGTGAGCTTGAAAAGTTTTTGGCAAACGGTGTGGAGATTAAGCAACTCAAAGGCACTGAGATCAAACCATTGCCGCCGCGTTCAACTGCTGAATCTAACAATTACGCCAGTGTAATGCAGATCGGTGCGTTAATTGATTGGTGCAAAAAGGGGCATCCGCGCAGATCAAGACGTCTGGCTATCGTAGAACGCACAGGATTGCACAAGGGGAGGGTTTTGCAATGTTTAACACCTAACTCTAGCACCCAGCTAACAAGACGCGAATACGCGCAAATTAAAGCGGTTTTAAAAGACATTGAAGATGCGGAAATGGAGTTGGAAGTTGGGGGTGTGGTGTGAACCAATCACTTTCAAAACTCAATAGTGCTGCTGTGCTAGATCGCGGAATTGATGTCTTGTTGGCTGTTAAGAACACCTCAGTAGCAACTGCATCTGAGATTCAGCAGCAAGTTATGCCAGATGTGTCGAAGCGTGCGGTACAGCGATATTTAAAAAACTTTGTTCAGATTGGTCTCTTATACACCAAAGCCAAGAATGGCGAGGAGTATCGGTATTACTTGACAGGTAAGGCAAAACAACTATTTGGAGTGCAGGGATGACAGGATTCACAGAATTGAGAGATCAAGCGAATCGAGCGACTGACTTGCAAGAAAAGGAACTACTGCTAGAGCAACTTGAAGCGATGCATAGAGCAGCGGATGAAGAAAGCAAACAGTTTGAGGATTTAATTCGCGGGGAATGGAGGGTTTGGAATGGGTGAATTTAAATCATGTCCAGTTTGCCAAGAGCAACAAGCCAGAGTGGATGAGCTGCAAGATCGGATTAATGAGGCGCTTGAAGATTTGGAGTACCCAGCCGCGCCTTGGGATGAAACTATCGCCTCAGTGGTTAAGGTGCTGCGAGGTGCCAATGACTGACCTGATTATCGGCATTGATCCAGACTTGGAAAAATCAGGAGTGGCTGTCTTAGGGCAGTCACTGGAACTCAAAAATTTAACCTTTCCTGAAACTGTAGAGCTATTCCGAAGCCATCAGGATGAAATTAAGAAAGTGGTCATTGAAGCAGGTTGGCTGAACAAGAAATCTAATTTCCGTTTTGGGCATTCTAAGAGCGCAGGAGAGAAGACTGCCAAGAATGTGGGGGAGAACCACGCAACAGGTAAATTGCTCGCAGAAATGGCAAAAGAATGCGGTTTGGCGGTGGTGTTGGTAAAGCCGACACGCACAAAGTTGAAGGCGGAAGATTTTAATCGAATTACAGGCTGGCAGGGCAGAACAAATCAAGAGCAGCGAGATGCTGCGATGTTGATTGTGGGGATGAAGTGATGGGTAGGTTTCTTAAGTGGTTATTTATTCGGAAAGGCTCAAAAGTGGTAACGGTTGACGATGACCCTATCACCGATATTCAAAATGTTGCCCTAGTCGCACATGGTCGAATTTACACAAAAGAATGGAATTACAAAGTTGCTTATTCATATGACGATGTGAGATTGGCAACACGCAAAGAAATTAAGCAAGGTTTTAAAGATTAAGAGGGAATAGGGATGAATGCGATGGTAGCTGAAAAAATGACAAACATTGAATGGCTGGGGCAGCAGTTAAGAGCCAAAACAGCAAATTATGAACCTAGTGTGGGAGGTAGTAGCTTGGAGCCAATTACATGGGAAGATCGCTGCGGTGCTATTGCTTCAATCGATGACCAGGCGACAAAAGCATATTGCGAAATTCTGGTATGGGGTGATTATCGAGACAATACGATGGCTTATAATATTCTGCATCATCATTTGGCTGCTAGTCTCTATCAGGCTTTGGCAAAGGATGTGCAGCGTATTCGATTTGATCTTAAGTCCTTTGCATTTAAGGTTGCAAAGATGGCTTTATTCTTAAATCTTCGAGATATGGGGAATTTTAAAGCCGAGGATAAATTACGCTTCTTTGGTATTACAGAAATGAAGATGCGCACCTATCGTGAGCACTATGCTTATCTGGAAAACATGGTGGAAATTATGCTTTCAGATATGCGCGATGAGATAGATTTTTATGCGGATATGTATCGGAAAGATTTGCGAAAATCCTAATTGACAAAAAACCCCCATATAACATAAGATATTTATAGACTGGTCGTTCTATACAAAAGTGACCAAGTGTTAAAAAGCTCGCCAAATGGTGGGCTTTTTTGTTGCCTGTAAAAAGGCGACCCAAGCCTACTGGAGTGCTGACCAGTGGAACATGCCTTTGAGTAAACTTCCTTCGGGAATCTAGACTAGGGAGTAGCGTCCCGACCTAAAGAGGATTGAAAGCAAGTAAAGCAGACCGTGCATGTTAGGTGTGTGTGATTGTGAGTAGCGGTAGATCAGTTGCCGAGCTGGTCAGTATCGTAATCTAAGGCAAGGGTGTGGCAATTTGCCATGTCCTTTTTAAAGCGCCATTAGCTCAACTGGATAGAGCATGGGTTTTCTATACCAATGGTTGTGGGTTCGAGTCCTACATGGCGTGCCAAATTCTAAGGAGATCCACATGCTCCAATTTCTAAAACGATTATTCTGCTTTCATCACTATGATTATGAGTCTGATATTTTCATTCAAGTCGAATGTCGGAAGTGTGGAAAGGCTAGAGACAGTTACACGAATTAGCCGAACGTATTACGGCACATAAGACCCCACTCAATTCTGGAGATTTGAGTGGGGTTTTTCTTTTCTTATTGGTGGTACCCATGGACATAGTATCTGCACAAAGGGAATTAAAAGAACATTGCGACCAGATTGATATTCTACTCAGCTTGTCACGCAGCATGATGACTGCCAAAGAGATGGTGAATGTTGATGAAAAGCTCAAACGGCATCGAGAGCGGGCAAGAAACATCAGAATCAATCTCTATGAAGCGCAACCCCAAAAGACTCGCAGCAATACGCACACTACCTTGCATCCGATGCGGTAATCCTAATAGCCAGGCTGCTCATTCAAATAGCGCAAAGCATGGTAAGGGTAGAGGGATTAAGGCATCCGACCAGTTCACTGTTCCGCTATGCCATTCCTGTCACTTCCAGTTCGATACCTTTCAATTAGGCAATCGGGCAGAGAGTGAAGCCATGTTTGATCAGTGGTTGGTGAAAGTGAATCGAATGTTGGTGATGGAAGATAAAGAGGTGTTTTGATGTACGAGCAAATACAGGCAAATAAACCTCAAGGTGCTACACACTATCGTACTGACACTGAATACCCAACATATTACATTGTTGCGCCAAACGGGATTTTTTACTTTACCAAAACTGGTGATATTAGACGTTCCCACACAGGCAAAGCATGGCTTGAAATTAACCTGAAAGCATTTTAAGCTATTATTTCTGACAGCCAGATATAACATGTGGTATGTAATGTTTTTCTGCAAAGCCCAACATTAATTTGATGGGCTTTTTTTTATTGGGAGTGGGAAATGCAAAAAGCCGTGTTTCCTATCCAGAGTCATGTCGACATCACCAAAGCCATTAACTTCATGCATACCAATTACAATCAGGCGATTAATGAGGGTAAGCCGTTGGTGGTGAGGATTAATCAAACACCAGATGAACGCTCAGCAGCACAGAACAGACTTTACTGGAAGTGGATCGGTGAGATTAGAAGAAAGACTGGTCAGGATGAAAACTCACTCCATTACGAGTTCAAGAAGAAATTCCTGATTTATATCTATCGTCGGGATGACCAGCAGTTTGCTGAAATGTGTCATGCCATTGCTAAGGTAAAGCAAACCGAACCAGATGAGTATAAGGCTATCGGTGAACAGGTCATCAGGCTTTGCAGCACAACCAAGGCGACAGTGAAGCAGATGACCGAGTATTTGAATTATGTGCATGACTTTGCTGTGACTCAGTTGCATGTGCATTTGACTGTGCCGGATGATTTGAAGTGGTGTTATCAGGAGTAGGTTGATGACATGCCAAGGCTGTGAAGCAAGACGCAAATGGATGAAAGAACAATATGAGCGATCAAAAGAAAGAATGCGGTTGTGTATCGAACGACTTACTTCTAAAGCTAATCGAACAGAACAACCAGTTGATTCAGCAAAACAACCAACTCATCCAGATCAACAATGAACAGAATGCTCAGATTAATGAGCTGCTGATTCAGATTGAAGGTGGTGATGAGGAAGAGTCTAAGAAGTCACCTTATTTGGATTGATGGTCATGAAACTACCCAGACTGCAAAACAAACTACAGGCAATGACACCGAAGGCACCGAGACCACCTAAGAACAATTGGGGTCAAGGTCGTGGTGGCAGACCATGGCGCAGACTCAAGCAGAAGATTCATACTCGTGATGAGTGGACCTGCTGCTCATGTGGTCGTGTAACCATGGAGCTTGAGCTAGACCATATTGTTAATGTCGCTCAAGGTGGTACGGATGATGAGGCCAACCTTCAGTCGTTGTGTGTGCCTTGTCACAAGAAGAAGACGCAGATGGAGAGTAGACAATGAGATGTCGAACGATTGAGCATATTGTTGATGCTTATGAAGTTGAATGGTTGCTAGGATTTGCAAAAGATAACTGGGCCGCTCTACCAGCTTGGTTCAAGAAGATGCATCAAGAGAATAAAATTCTAATAGGTGGTAGTCAGATTCGAGTGGAGACTGAAAGCTATTTAGAGGACGCTGGCTTGGGTGATGTTTTGTTTAAGAATAAAGATGGATTTCTTGAGGTTCTTCCAAAGAAAAAGTTTTACAAGCTTTACCAAGATATTCTCGCAGGGTGAGGGGGGAGCCAAAAAGTTTGAACCCCTGAGCCAGCGGACACCGCCCACCATCTCACTTATAAAAAAATTTCCCATTTCAGCAAAAGTTAAAGCGAAAAGTTAAAGGTTAACCAATGGCACTAAGCGAAAAAATGAAAAAGTTTGCTCAGGCCGTTGTTGACGGCTTAAGCAACAAAGAAGCTGCAATTTCAGCAGGTTATGCAGAAAAGACAGCATCCCAACAAGGCTCTAAATTAAGAAAAGACCCTGAAATTATCGTCCATATCGAAAAGTTAAAGGCTAACAAAGAAGGTCGAAGTTTAACTTCTGAAAAACCGAAAGTTAAATCAACCAGCACACATGAAGATGACAACCCTTTGGATGATGAGGATTATGCAAAAGATGATCCTCTACAATTCCTGATTGATGTCATGAATAAAAGTGACGATATGTTTTTGCGCTTCAACGCTGCCAAGGCTGCTTTACCTTATGTGCATGGCAAAGTTGCAGACAAAGGAAAGAAAGAATCTCAGGTAGACGATGCCAAGGCTGCTGCAACTGGTGGTGGTAAATACGCTACCCGATCAGCAAGAAAAGCAAATTACAGTTAGGTTGAAATATGACATCACTCAATTGGTCCACAGCGTGTCCCGATTGGGATGAGAAAATTAAAAAAGGGCAGTCGCTCATGCCATGTAAGCCATTATTCCCAGAAGAAGCGGAAATGGCGTTGGATGTTTTTAAGAGTCTAATTGTGTGCGATGTGATTGGGCAACCAACCATGGGTGAAATCACTCGACCTTGGGTTTTTGAGTTTGTGGCAGCTATTTTTGGTGCCTATAGTGAAGAGGAAAATAGGCGTTTAATCCGTGAATTCTTCCTTTTGATTCCAAAGAAGAACTCAAAATCAACACTGGCCGCATTCATTATGCTGACAGCATTGATTATGAATGACCGAAATTCTGCCGAATTAATCATTCTTGCACCAACAAAAGAGGTTGCTGACAACTCATTCAATCCGATTCGTGATGCTATTAAAGCGGATGAAGAGCTGAAGGCTTTATTAAATATCTCTGAACACACCAAAACAATTACGCATCGCTCCACAGACGCTACACTTAAAGTTGTTGCTGCTGAAGCAAATACGGTTGGTGGTAAAAAGGCTTCATGGATTTTAATTGACGAGCTGCACCTGTTTCAAAAGAATGCTAATGCGGCCAGTATGTTTCGTGAAGCAACTGGTGGTCTGGCATCACGCCCAGAAGGTTGCATTATCTACTTGACCACTCAGGCCAATGAGCAGCCGTGCGGTGTATTTAAGCAAAAACTGGATTATGCCCGGGATGTTCGGGATGGGATTAAGCAGAACAATAAGTTTCTACCTCTGATTTACGAGTTCCCAAAGCAGATGATCGAAGATGGGGAGCACCTTAAAAAAGAAAACTTCCATATCCCAAACCCAAACTATGGCACCTCAGTCGATCCGGTTCAGCTTGAGGATGACTTTGAGCAGTCGCGTGCTGGCGAGGAGTCAGACTTTCGAGATTTCCTAGCCAAGCGTCTCAATGTGGAGATCGGTATCAATCTTCGCGCTAACCGGTGGGCTGGTGCTGAATATTGGCTGCAACAAGCCAGAGACACCATCACATTTGATCGATTGATTGAAAAATCTGAACTAATCACTGTGGGCATTGATGGTGGTGGGTTAGATGATCTTTTGGGGTTTAGTGTTCTTGGTAGGTTAAAGGGAAATTCTCGAATCTGGTGGCTTTGGAATCATGCCTGGTGCAACAAAACCGCAGTCGAAAGGCGCAAGGAGAACGCACCAAAGTATGCCGACTATAAGGAAGAGGGCAGCCTAACCATTGTGGACCGTGTGGGCGATGATATTGACCAACTAGCGATCAAAGCCAAGAAGATTTTTGATTCTGGAAAGTTGGATAAGATCGGCCTCGATCCACTTGGCTTAGGTGGTTTGCTCGATGGCCTTCTTGATGCTGGTATTCCTGAAGACAAGCTTGTCGCAGTACCACAAGGGCTAAAGCTCATGTCCTATATCTTAACAACTGAAAGAAAGTTGGCAGAAGGCAACTTGTATCATGCGGGTCAGGGGCTTATGGCTTGGTGTGCTGGAAATGCGCGTGTTGTTATGAAGGGTAACGGCATGATGATCAGCAAACAGGAATCAGGAGTCGGGAAGATCGACCCATTGATTGCTACGTTTAATGCCGTTGCACTTATGAGTCTGGCACCGGAAGTTAATAACTATGACATTGACGGATATTTAGAGGACATCGTGATAGCATGAGCGACTTACAAGACACGGGATTCTGGTCTCGCTTCTGGTCACGATTGACTGGAAAAACCCAATTAACGAAGGGCAGCACTTCATACCCAACTGACAGCTATATTTCACCGGGTGGTTCAATTGTCAGTCCTGAATCAGCACTAAAGCTTTCGGCAGTCTGGGCATGTGTAAAACTGCGTGCAGAGACAATCTCTACTTTGCCACTTCACTTATACGATAACGAAAAAAAGATTGCCAAGGATCACGAACTGTATCGAATTCTGCATGATTCACCTAATGCAGATATGTGTGCTAGTGAGTTCTGGCAGATTCAGTCAGCGTGTCTGGATTTATGGGGTAATGCGTATAGCTACATTACTCGACGTTCAAATCGAAGTGTTATTTCTTTAGAGCCACTTTTTCCTAGTGAAATGGTAGTAAAGCGAACCAAAGAAGGTGCTTTAGAATTTCATTACACCGAAAACGGTAAAGTGAAAGTCTATCAGGAAGATGAAATCCTGCACTTTAAGGGTTTTACTCTGGATGGTTATGTTGGGCTATCAGCGATTCAATTTTTTGCTCAAACTATTGGCATGCAGTTTGATGCAAATAATCAGGCGCAAGACTGGTTTAAGAATGGTTTGAAGGTTGGTGGCTTCCTTGAAACTGGCGAAAAAACCTTAACTGATGAGCAGCGTGCAAAGCTTCGTAAGGGTTTAGCTGAATTTAGCCGACCTGAGAATGCTGGTAAGTTCATGACGCTTGAAGCTGGAATGAAAGTTTCATCTGCAAGCGCTATCAGAATCAATCCGGTTGACGCTCAACTTCTTGAAAGTCGTTATTTCGGCATTGAGGAAATTTGTCGGGCCTTTGGTGTTCCACCTCAGTTAATTGGCCACACAAACAAAGCCAGCTCATGGGCATCGAGCCTTGAGCAAACCAATCAGGGATTCCTTACTTATTCACTGAATCCGCAACTGGTCCGCTATGAGCAGACAATCGCTCGGAAGTTATTATTGCCACAAGACAAATACAAATATCGACCTAAGTTTGCGGTTGATGGCCTACTGCGCGCCAATAATGCTGCAAGAGCTGATTTCTACGTGAAAATGACTCAGAACGGCCTATATACCCGCAATGAAGTGCGAGAGCTTGAGGATATGCCAAGAGCTGACGATCCAACCGCAGACAAGTTAATGGTTCAGATGCAAATGGTTCCACTTGGCACCGAAAAAGGTGAAACAAATGAATAGAAAAAGTTTTAATTTGGAAATAAAAGCCGTCCAAGAGGACGGTTTTTTTTCGGGTTATGGTGCGGTTTTTAACAATGTTGATTGGTACAACGACATTATTTTACCTGGTGCTTTCACTAAATCACTGGCACGGTGGGCGGAAAAAAATAAAATGCCGCCAGTTCTTTGGAATCATGATGATGGGGAGCCAATCGGGGTTTACACCAAAGTTTTTGAAGATGAGAAAGGGCTTTTTGTTGAGGGTAAGTTGCTTATTAATGATGTTCCTCGCGCCAAATCAACACACGCGCTTTTAAAGGCTGGTGCAATCGATGGTCTAAGTATCGGCTATCGCACAGTCAAATCCAGCTACAACGAAAACACAGATGTCCGTGAGCTGATTGAGTTGGACCTAGGTGAAATCTCAATTGTAACCACGCCTGCCAATGAAAAAAGCACGGTTATTTCTGTGAAATCCAAATTAGAAGAAGGCGAATTGCCATCTTTACCTGAATTCGAAAAGTTCCTGAGAGAGTCAGGCTTTTCAAAATCGCAAGCCACTGCAATCGCTGGCAAGGGTCTGCGCCATCTTTTGAGCGAGTCTGAAGATGAAAAACTACAAGCGAAATCTATTTCTACCGCCTTAAATATTTTAAGAGGAAGTCAAAATGACTGATCAAAATTTAGAACAACTCGCTCAAGAGTTTAAAAAACAAGTCGATGAAGTTAAAGGCATTGCCGAAGACTTCAAAGGCAAGCGTGAACATGGTGACAAAATTGCAGAAGGTGCTAAGCAAGCAGCAGATGAAGCAATTACCAAGCTGAATGAGTTAAAAGCTCGCGTGGATGAAGTTGAGCAGAAAGCTGCCCGTCGTCCGCATGAAGGCAATGAAGAAGTTAAATCTCTTGGCCGTCAATTTGTGGAATCTGATCAGTTTAAGTCACTGGTTGGTTCGGCTGGACAGCGCGGTAAAGCAAACCTTGAGATCAAGGCTACTATTACTTCAGCAACCACGGATGCTGCGGGTTCGGCTGGTGATCTGGTGCAAACTACCCGCATTCCAGGCATTATTGCACCACAGGATCGTAAGCTTACAATCCGTGACCTGTTGATGCAGGGTCGCATGGATGGTAACGCGCTTGAATACGTTCAGGAAACTGGCTTTGTGAATGCTGCTGATATGGTGGCTGAAGGTGCTAAAAAACCTCAATCAGATATTAAGTTCGATCTTAAATCGACTACTGCAAAAGTTATCGCTCACTACATGAAGGCATCGCGCCAGATTCTTGATGATGCATCGCAATTGCAGTCTTATATCGATGGTCGTTTGCGCTATGGTCTTGCTTTCAAAGAAGAGCAGCAAATCCTGAACGGTGACGGCACTGGTCAAAACTTGCTTGGTATTATTCCACAAGCAACTGCGTATGTTCGCCCTGTAGGCGTGTCAACCACCGCAGAAAGCAAAATTGACACCCTGCGCTTCGCTATGCTTCAGGCAATTCTTGCTGAATACCCTGCAAGCGGCCATGTACTAAACCCGATTGACTGGGCTGCAATCGAAACACTGAAAGACACCTCTGGTCAGTACATTATCGGCAATCCACAAGGCAACCTAAACCCGACTCTATGGGGTCTTCCGGTTGCAGAAACACAGGCGATTGCTGCGGGTAAATTCCTGACTGGTGCCTTCTCTATGGGTGCTCAAATCTTTGACCGCTGGGCTTCACGTGTTGAAGTAGCAACCGAGAACGAAGATGACTTTGTTAAAAACTTGGTGACTATTCTTGCGGAAGAACGTCTGGCATTGGCGGTATATCGCCCAGAAGCGTTTATCTATGGTGATATTACTCCAGCAGTTGCTGGCGGTTAATCCAGAATCCAATAAGGGCCAAATTACTGGCCCTTATTTATTAGGAGATAGTCATGACTGAGTACGATGTTAAGCGCGAGCACTATGGTGATAAGTATTACCAGACTGGTGATAAGCGCACAGCAAATCCAGCGGATGTGAAACACTTAGTTGATAAGGGTGTTTTGGTTGAATCTACTGAAGAACCCAAACCCAAAACCACCAAAACCCCAGCAAAACAGGCCAAACCAGAATGATTGATCTCGCAAAAGCTAAGTTACATTGTCGTGTGGATCATGATGATGAAGATACTTTGATACAGGCATATATCGATGCTGCCAATGAGCAAATCCAAGCACATTTAGACCGCAAAGTTATCACAACCGAAGCTGAGCGAGTAAATGAAAATGATCTGGTTGATAACAAGGCCTTAGATGCTGCACGGCTTCTCTTTGTTGCGCACCTTTATGCCAACCGGGAAGCCACCATTCAGGCAACAATTGAACTGCCTTTGGGGTACTGGTCACTAATTCAGCCTTACCGGAATATGGGGGTGTGATATGGCCCAACGTGCCGGCGAACTATGCCACCGTGTAACGATTCAGCATAAAACCACGGTCTATGACGAATACAACTATGAAACCGAAGATTGGGCTGAATACAAAAAGCTTTGGGGTAAGGTTGAATTTCTATCTGTCAAAGATTCCATTAATGCGAAGGCTGCCGGATCAGAAACCACAGCTCGACTAAAACTGCGCAAGCGCAAAGATATTGATACCGGTATGCGCGTTTTATTTGATGACCAGACCTTTCAGATTGTTTCACCACCTAAACCAGACAATGAAAACGGTCGTATTTATATGACGCTGGAGTTGTCATTAGTGGAGTAGGCCATGACGGTAGAAGTAAAGATTGAAGGCTTGGATGAAGTCCAGGAAAAATTTAAAAGACTCGGCAATGCTCGCTTAATCAAAAATGCTGCTCGCAGGTCTATGCGTAAAGCCATGGCAATTGTTCGTGATGCAGCTCGGAGTAATGCAAAAGGGATTGATGATCCGCAGACAAGCGAAAAGATCTGGAAAAATATTGCTATTGCAGCCGGCAAAACACGAAACCCGAATGAAGTGGTGATGCGTGTCGGTGTGCGCGGTGGTGCTTCATTTTCCAATCCAAATCCACCCAAGACACCGGGTGGTGATACGAGACACTTCAGGTGGATTGAATTTGGCTCTGTGCATAATCCACCAACTCCATTCATGCGACCAGCATTGCAAAACAACATTCAGGCTGTGACCAATAGCTTTGCTGAAAACTTCAATAAAGAAATCGACAAGGAACTCGCAAAATTATGAGCACACTACCTATTGAAGATATTCTTCAGGCTAATACTGAGCTTTATGGGCGACTTGGAAATCCTGTACGAGTTTATGAAGACATTGCACCACACAAAACGCCATATCCCTATGCGGTCTGGTCAACAGTTTCGGGTGATCCGCAAAATAACTTGGACTGTCCGGCCAATACAGATCATATTTCCTTTCAGATTGTGGTCTACGATACGATAAAAAAACGATCTTCTGATATGCGCGAGATGATCCGCAAAACACTAGAGCCGCATTGCTATGTCACTAATATTCACCCAAACCATTTTGAACGTATTGCTGACACCAATATTTTTGGTCGCGGCTTTGATGCGAATTGGTTTTTGGATCGATAAATTATGAAGGATAAAATTGTAGCACTGATAGTTGTTCTTCTGATTGCAGTTTTTACCTGTCTTATGGTGTATGCGATCTGGCAAGAATCAACAAGCCCAAAGATGGAATTAAATAAATCCGAATGGGAATGTGTAAAAAAAGAAACACGCATAACTAACGTAATTATCGGTGGCAAATTGATGCCACAGTCAAATCAAGAATGCGTCGAATATAAACACAACTAAATTTCAGCTTCCTATAGAGCACCCAACCGGGTGCTTTTTTTATGCCTGAGTGTTTTATTTGCATTCTACATTCAGGCCAACACAACTCTAAAAGGAGTTAATCATGAATGCTAAATTTAATCTGGCAATTAAACTGGTTGATGTTCAGAAAGGTGAGCCAACCACCACAACATTACAAATAGCGATTGGCTTGGGAATACAGCACGCCAGTGTAATTAAAATTGTTAAGACTTACCTTCCTGATATTCAGGAGTTTGGGCGAGTTAAGTTTGAAAGCTCTTATGACCACAGTGATTTAGTGAATTCTGGATTTGAAATCCGAAATTCAAACCAAGGTCGCCACACTCGATATGCGGTTCTAAATGAACAGCAGTCATATTTTCTAATGACCTTAATGCGTAACAGTCCAAAGGTTATTGATTTTAAAAAAGCGTTGGTAAAGGCCTTCTTTGAGGCTCGCACATTACTACAAACAGATTATTTTGCCTTGATCCAGCAACGTGAAGCGCTTAATGCAAAACTCGAATGTGAAAAAGAAATAGCAAGCGCTTGCGGAAAAGGATTATCGACTTGGAAAAAGCAGCGCGACTGCCTAACCACAGCGATTGCAAATGTAGATCGGCAGATTCAGCCATGTCTATTTGAATAACCAATTAATTTCAAACCAATGCCACCACTCGGTGGCTTTTTTATGCCTAAAATTGAGGAGCGCTCGCAAATGGCAGAATTACGCACGCAAGGAACAAATGTCTTTGCTTTTGATGGTACTGAGATTGTACAGCTTGTCTGTGTAACAGGTATTAACTTGGGCAGTGATAGTACATCAAAAATTGAAACAACCTGTCTGGAAGAGACAAAATCTAAATCTTATATTCCAGGTCTTTCTGATCCGGGTGACGGGTCTCTTTCTATTCGACTTGACCCTGAAAACAGCTCACACCTAAAGCTTATTCAATGGGCAGAAAATCGTACCGAACTTGAATTTTATATTGGTGCAAGTGATTCAGTTGCTCCGCCAACAGTAGCTACAAATGCTGTAGCTCTACCAACTGGACGCTCATTCTGGTCATTTAAAGGCGCACTAACTCCAGCAGTACCAACATTTGAAGCGGATTCCATTGTGGGCTACCAGTTCACTTTACAGCGCTCAACTGGTGTGACTCTGACTCCAGCAACTGTTTAATTTAAGGCCCGTACAGGGCCTTTTGCTTTCTTGGTGAATCATGAAAAAACTAACTCTAAAAGATATTAAATCTGGCGCATTAATGGGCAAACCGGAGCATGTGATAGTTCAGATCAAGGTCGGTGGTGAAGATGCGGAATTTGATACTCATATTCTGCCATTCAGCTACAGTACAGCAGTAGCTCAAATGAAAGCCTATGGTGAAAACAAAGAGGCTTTAGCTGGTGTTTTGGCAAGTGTTATCTGTGATGAAAAAGGGCAACTCGCATTCACTGAAGATGAAATCCGCACCCATTTCAACCAAGCCTTAGTAGATGCGTTGTGGTCAAAAATTGTGGATATTAACGTATTGGGAAAGCAATTGAGCTCAACCAAGACGACGAAATCCTCATCGAAATCAGTATCGCGCTCGGTAAAACGTACAGTGAAGTCGCCGACCTCCCGTACCGAGAAATCAAAAAGTACACCGCCTACATCCGAAAATATGGAAGTCTCAACCTCGGAAGAAGATTTGAGCAAGAATTAGCAAGGATTCACCAGTCTATTTTAATGCTGAAAGGTGTTAAGAATGTGAAGCTGCATGATCTGATGACCCATGAAGAAAAGCCAGTAGAAAAGAATCTTGAGGATTATCTGGTGGAGAATTTTGGGAAGTAAGAAACTGGTTTGGATCGGTTTCTTTTTCATCCGATTATTAGTATCTTGTGATTTCTTATAAGAGGAAAATCACATGAAAAAAGTATTAATTGCAGGGGTAGTTGGTATTCTTAGTGCATATTCAAGCGCTGAAATTGTCAAAAACTCAAAAGGTGAGAAAATTGAGTTAAAAGCAAATGGCACCTGGGTTTTAATTCCAAGAACTGCTGCTGATTTTGTAAACGACGGGGAATCTTATGTGGTGCAAATTGAGGATGGAAATAAAAAGCTGACAGATGTCACAGTTTCCACTGATATAACCCTAATGGGTGTTGGTCGTCAGCTAACAAAAGAAGAAATGCTTCACAATATTAAAATGACATCTCTTACAGCTCAATTTAAATTAAAAAATAGATTTTCCTACAAGCCTAGGGAAGTAAGAATTACGCAAAAGGGCAAAGATGTGTCAATCAGAATTTCGCATACTGGTGAAAATAGTTATGGCGCTGACGTTGCTGGTTATTATGAATCAACCTATTACATTGAAGATTCCGGAAAGTTAAAGCTCACATCCAAAATGTATTAATTTTTATTTAAAAATTAACCCCGCATTTGCGGGGTTTTTTATTGCCTGAGGAAAAGTTATGGCTTCAAAACTCGGAACATTGACTCTCGACCTTGTAGCCCGTATCGGTCAATTTGTCGAGCCAATGAAAAATGCTGAACGACAAACCAAGACATCCGCAGGCAATATGCAGCGTGATTTTGAAGAAGCAGACAAAGGCATTTCAATGTCTGCAAAAAATATTGGACTTTCGCTGGCAGGGGTTGCTGCCTCTTATGTTTCTCTTGATCGACTGATCAACACGCAGCGCACTTTTGACAGGTTAAATGCGGGTCTAATTACTGCAACAGGTTCGGCAGAAGGTGCGGCAGCGGCATTTGATTCTCTACAGAAGTTTGCAAAAGAAACTCCTTATGGGCTTGAGCAGTCTGTCGGGGCATTTATTAAGCTTACAAACCTAGGATTAAAACCATCTGAAGCCGCGCTAACATCTTATGGCAATACTGCCGCCGCAATGGGTAAAGATCTCGATCAAATGATTGAGGCTGTAGCGGATGCTACCACTGGCGAGTTTGAGCGATTAAAAGAATTCGGTATTAAGGCCAGCCAAGAAAATGGAAAAGTGTCGCTGACATTTAAAGGTCAAACTACCACCATTAGAAATAATGCCAAAGAGATTGAAAAATACCTCCTTGATCTAGGTAATGTGGACTTCGCTGGCGCTATGGAAAACCGCATGAAAACCCTAGATGGATCTATTGCAAACCTTGAAGATACAATTGATGGATTATTCCTAAAAGTATCACAATCAGGTATTGGTGATGCAATTAAAGCTGGTGTAGATGGAGCAAGCGAATCGCTAGAAACGCTAGGGGATAATCTAGATACGGTTGGTGATATTGCTTTGGTGGTAGGCGCTATATTTGCGGGCCGTTACTCTGCCAGTATGCTTGGAAGTATCCGAAATACGATTGCAGCAAGTGTAGAGCAGAAGCAAGCTTTAGTGGCTGAACAAGCTGAAAGTGCGAAGTTACTTGGTATTCAAGCGCAAAGAGCGCGCCAAAATGTGGCTCTAGCATTAACTGAGGTGAACTTGGCTCGTGCTGATTTTAATAATGCCACTACAGCAGCAGCTCGTGCGGCTGCAACTCAGCGATTGACAGCAGCAAACATTGCTTTAGCTATTTCTGAAAAACAAGCTTCTATGGCAACAACTGCTTATACAGCAGCTACAGGCGCGGCAACTGTAGCCACAAGCCGACTTGCAGCAGCTAAGGCGCTCTTGCTTGGATTGACCGGTGGATGGGTAGGACTGGGCATTACTGTAGCTTCTGTAGCGGCAGGCTATTTAATGATGAGAGATGGTGCTGATGAGTCCACCAAGTCATTAAGAGAAAATAATGAGTCTGTGGATGAAGCAGTTAAAAAATATAAAGAACTTGATGAAGTTAAACGTCGTGCGCAGCTTGTTTCTGAAAAAAACACCCTTCAGGATCTGGCGAAGGAATACGATGAAGTTAATTCAAAACTAATCACCGCTACTTATTCATTCAGTCGTCATAACGACATGACTTCTGAACAATCAAAACAGGTTAATGCCTTGATTGCTGAATATAAGAAAACTGGTGATATTGATCAATTTTCAGGAAAAATTAACGCTCTAAACTTCATTAACCAAACTGGAAAAGATAGGTTTAATACATTGGCTGGGTCGGTTAAAACGGCTGGTAATGAATTTAAAAACCAAAAATCTTTTGTGGATCAGATGGCTCCAGCAGTTAAGGGGGTTGGTGATCAGGCTAAACAGACTGCTGGCGAGGTTGCTGGTTTAAGCGCAGAAATTCAAAAACTTCTCAACCTTAATACCGAGGGGGCATCAAAGAGCAACTACTTAAACGAACTCGTAAAGAGAAATATTGATCCAAAGCTTGCTGAAATGATGTATGAAGCGCGAAAGGCTTCAAATATAGCTGGTACGAGTGAAAGGTTAAATGCGAAGGTGCTGAATTCTGTGCTTGATCGCTGGAAGGCTGATCAGGGCTTGAATAAAACCCTCGAAGAGCGCGCAAAAATCGAGGAGAAAAACAAGAAGCTTGTCGAGGCACAAGGCAATGCAATGAAGGTGAATGCTTTAGTTGCATCTAACGCGGCTAAAGCAAACTATGCTGCGCTAGAATCCGCTAAAGGGCTACCAAAAGGCTTATTGTCTGCTGTAAATATGACTGAATCACCAAATAGCAACACCGCTAGAAGTAGTGCTGGTGCAAGAGGTGCATTCCAGTTTATGCCAAAAACTGCTGAGCGATTTAATGTTGATGTTAATAGCGTTAATTCTAGTGCAAAAGGTGCAGCCGAGTACCTTGATAAATTACTCAAAATGTTTGAAGGCAATCTCGAGAATGCTTTACGCGCCTATAACTGGGGCGAAGGCAACATGCAGAACTATTTAAAATATGGTTCAGGTATGAAGAATGGTCAGAAAGGGTACTTTGCTGACAGGCCAATGCCAAGAGAAACGCGCGAATACTCTGGCAAAGTAATGGGCTATATGGGTGGCTCCAGTGGTGTTTCATTCACAGAGGGTTATTCTTTTGATGACTGGTTGAAGGAGCAAGAGCAATTTGCTATTGAGCGTGAAAAACGTGAAAAGGAGATGGCTGAAACCAGAAAGGCTATTCAAGTCAGTTACTACAACGAATGGCAAAATCTTGAATACGATAACCAAGAAAGAATCAAGGAGATCGAAAAGGCTTTTGCTACTGATCCAACAGAGCGCGACCGTCTTTTAGGACTTCAGCAGAAGGCTTATGAAGATGATGTGGCTAACTGGATTAAGGCTCAGGACGAGCGTGTAAAAGCTGAGAATGAGGCTAATCAGCAAATTATTCTGGCGCGTCAAAATGCTTTTGCCATGATGAATGGGCCTCTAGGTGACATGGTGCAGACGGGGGTGGAAGCTAGCGCCCGAGCATCCATGAATCCAGAGGAATATCAAAGATGGCAGATGAACAATGAGCAGCAAGATGGTTATTCACAACTTGGGGATGATCTATATTCTGCGCGCTCAGGCATCGAGAATAATGAATTTCTGAGCGAAACAGAAAGGTATCAGCAGCTTAACGATGCTTACAGGGTTTATTTGGATAGTAAAAAGGCATTAACAGAGGAGTACGCCCAGCAAGAAGCGGAATACGCTCAATATCAGCATGACAATCAGCTAAGCATGTATGGATCATTACTCTCTCAAGCTGGAACTGTTTGGGGGTCTATGACCCAGATGGTCAAAGATGCTGCTGGAGAGGGAAGTGCTGCCTATAAGGCTATGTTCTTAGCACAACAAGCGATTGCAATTGGGCAGGCGATTATTAATACCGAGCTTGGTGCCACAGCTGCATTAAAGGTTGATCCAACTGGATTTATGTCGATGATGACCAGAGGTATTGGTTATGCATCAGTCGGTCTAATCGCAGGTCAAACCATTGCCGGCTTCGCCAACGGTGGCTATACCGGCCACGGTGGTAAGTACGATCCTGCCGGCATTGTTCATAGAGGGGAAGGTGTTTTAACTCAGGAGGAAATTAGGGCGTTGGGTGGTCCAGCTGGCTTTGAAGCATTACGTCATTCAATTAAAAATGGCTTCGCTGATGGTGGGTTGGCTTTGGGTTCGCCTGCTGACTTTAGTGTAAAAATGCCAAAATTAAGCGGTATTTCATCGCAAGGACCACAGGTCAATGTGGTGGTTGAGAATTACACTTCAGGACAGGTGCAAACCAAAGTAGATGAAGATGGGCGTATTCGCGTGATTATCCGGGAAGAAATAGACAATTATATTCCTGGACAGATGAGCAACCCCAGCTCGAAGGTACATAAAGCAGTAGTCCGTAATACCACAGCAAGTACTAAGCGCTAATTATCAAAGCCGCCTTCTGGCGGTTTTTTAATGGGTAAAATTTATGAATAATTTCGCATTATACCCGTTGCAAGCCGGGTATTCCTTTTCACCTGGCAACAACATGTTAGAGCAGCAGCTTCTTGGCGGGTTCGCCCGTCAGCGAAGAATGTTTGTAAATAATGTGCATGTGGTCAATGTGTCTGTATTACTTAAAACCAAAACACATGCTCAGTATTTCTGGGCATTTTGGCGACTGCATACACTGGATCCAAAGCCATTTTTATGGCGACTGATTACCGACTCATCTGAAGCGCAGGATCATACCTGTCAGTTTGTGACTGATTCGCTGTCAGTGGGTGAGCGTAGCGGTGTGATTTATCCAGTGTCATTCCAGGTGCGGTGTAAACCGTTAAACAATGGTGATCTAGCCTTTGATCAGCAGATTGTGGATCTGTGGGAATCAGGCAGTCCGCTTGAGATGCTGAATTTACTTGAGAAGCTAGTGAATGAGAGCTTCCCAGATGCTTTGGGGGTATGATGAGCGATTTAGACAAGTTTCACTTGGATGCTTCACCAAGTGCAGCCATGCTTGAGCTGATTGAGATCAGTCATCCACTCTGGCCACAACCACTGCGTTATGTGACCAACAATGATGATGGGGTGACGGTAAAACATGAGGATGGGCTGGTATACAACTATGAGTTTATGCCGGTACAGATCAGCAAAGGCACCAACTCGGATGACCTGGATCAGACGCTTAAAATTACGGTCGGTGACTTGGGTCAGGTGGTTCCGCAACTGCTTAAAATTATCCGGGATGCCAATAACTTTGAGCGTCCCACAGTGGTTTATCGGGCCTATTCATCCAATAACCTAGAAGCTCCTTTGCAGGTAGTGAAAGGCTACGAGGTTGAAGATCGATCTACAGATCATCAAGCCACAACATTTAATGCAGCCACAAAACGCGCCAATTCCACCGGCACAGGCAAGTTTTACACCGTGGACAATTTTCCAAGTCTAAAGGCCTTCTTCTGATGAAAAGTATTGATGCTTTGCTGGATCGAAAATACGACCCTGAGAAATATCACTGTGTGCATTTTCTGATTGAAGCGGCTGACTATATTTTTGGTCTGGATTATTCGGACAGCTTTGTAGGCTTAACCACATCACTGCATGAAACCTTACGTACATCAAGGCTAAACGCCAAACAGGGCAGGCGGATCAATACGCCTATAGATGGCACTATAATTCTAATGACCAATGCAAATCAAAGCTCCCATGTGGGGCTTTTTTATTGCGGCCGTGTTTTGCATCTCACAGAGATGGGGGTGCATTTTTTACCCTTAATTACGATTCAACGCTTATATAAACGGATTCGATATTATGAGCCGATTACGCATTCTAAAGAACCCGCTTAATGGTGGCGAGGAAGTTCTGCACATCAGAACAGATAAGGTGCTCGAAGCCTTTATTGAGGTAAAAAAGAAGCACCCACAGGCCCGCATTTATTTACAACCAGCCTGTCAGCAGAATGATGTAACGCCAAGCAATAAAGTAGACGAAGCATCGCTGGTGATGCTTTCTAAAAAGCATGATTTTGATATTGTTTGCCATGCAGCAGGGCTAACCCCTGTTGAGTGGTTTATGGTTGCTGCTGCGGTGCTTTCAGTAGGTGTATCGGTTTATACCTACATGAACATGCCTGATGTTCCAGTAATGGATCAGAAGTCTAGCAATAATGAGCTATCCAACCGGGTAAACCGGGAACGCATTAAAGGCCGCGTACCTGATCCACTTGGCACCAATAAATGCGTACCCGATCTAATCGCACCACCGATTCTGTATTACAAGGATGATGGTATTGAAGTTGAAGAATGCCTGATGTGTCTTGGTCGTGGTGAATTTGAGATCACAGATATTAAAGATGGCGATACTTTTGGCTCCACCATTGAGGGGTTTTCAACATCAGTTTATGCACCTGGTATGAGCTTGATTGGCACACCACAAATTCAGATCGGTGAAACTTTTAATGAAGCACCACTGGTGGGTAAAAAGAGTTCAGCCATTACTGGACAGACTCTAAAAGATCCAACCGAATCGGTTATCGATACAGCCATTGAAGGCACCATGTACCCACAGTACCCAAACCGCTTATATTTGGTGGGTGGTGGTTTGGATGCAACTTTTACTGCAGGTGAATCTATTGTAATTAATGCTGAGCAGATCGGGGTTCAGGATGTTCAACTATCCGGTTCAACTAATGTTGAGCGTACCGGAGTGATAACCATTGGATCGCCAGTCAACATTGAAAGCTCGAATGACTTCAAGGGTATTCAAATTGATACCCTGCTGATTGAAGACACAATAAACGGCCTTCTGGATTTGTCGGGCCGGTACATCGTTTCATCCATTTCAAAAAGTGGCTCATACGCCTATGAGATAACTTTGGAAAATCCAGTGTCAGCAAATCCAAACTGGGCCTTAATGACCGCAGACAATATTGCCAATAGCTCCAATATCCTGACCAGCAACAATAAGTCGATTAACATTTCAGGCAACTACGCCAATATCACTGCGGTCACATCGGATTTCATTGAACTGGAAATCCCGGTTGAGTATCAGGCTGAATGGGATAAGCTCAACGGCATTACAGTGAATAGCGCAACAATTGAGTTGCAAAAATATACTGATAATTGGCTAGGCTGGTTTTATATCAACTTTGATGATATTGAGAGTTTGATATTTAATTTCTACTTTCCGAGAGGCTTGTTTTCAATTGGAACCAACGGTAAGGAATATTCATACAATACTGCTTATAGTATTGAGTATCAGGAGCTAGATTCAAGCAATACCCCTATAGGACCAATAATAAGCGAGTCTTTTACCAAGTGGGATAAGAAAAACTATGGCTTCGGCTTATCTCATAAATTTAATATAAGTACTCTTTTATCCAAAGGAGTCAGGGTTCGGGTTCGTAAAAAGCAGCCAATTTTTGTTGACCACAAAACACAGCGAGTTAATGAGCTTAAGCTCAAATCCGTTTATGCCTGTTCATACCTTAAAAAACTGGTTTATCCAGATGAAACCTTGGTTAGATCAAGAACTGTGGCCACTGATGGTGCATTGTCAGTTAAAGAGCGCCAGTGGAACTGCATCGGAACGCAAAAGCTTTACTCCTATGCATCAGGTGCCAGATCCGTAAGCAAACAGCCCACCAATGATTTTGCCGACATTGTTACTGCAATTACGCTTGATCCATTGATTGGCCGACGTGAACTGAGTGATCTTGATGTGCAGGGAATCTATGCAACCTCACAGGAGATAAAGGACTATTTCGGCACACCATTGGCAGCTCACTTCAACTATACCTTTGATCAAGGCTCTCAATCCTTTGAGGAATCCTTGGCTCAGATTGCAAGTTGTGTTGGGTCCAATGCAAGGCGTGAAGGTTCGCAGATTTACTTCCAGTTTGAGAAAGAAAATCCAAACTCAAGCATCTTGTTTAACCACCGAAACAAGCGGCCATTCACTGAAACACGCTCTGAAAAGTATGGTGTAGACCGTGATCATGATGGGGTTGAAGTGACTTGGATTGATCCGGCAGACGGTTGGGTTGAATCAATCATTCGATTGCCGGATGAGTTTATCAATAACCCGAAAAAGCTTGAGCTAAGCGGTGTGACTAATAAATATCAGGCGCATTTTCTGGCACATCGGGCTTGGAATAAAATCCAGTATCAACGAGAAATGGTGAAGTTTACCGCCTATGGTGAAGCAGATCTTGTGTCTTTAAATGACCGGATTGCGGTAGTGGATGATGTGGTGCCGACACTTACTTCAAGTGGCGATGTCACTCACTGGCAGGGGCAGAATATTTCTATCTCTCAGCCGGTGATGCTTGATCCAGATAAAAGCTACACGATTCATCTGCAACACTTAAATCGTAGCGTGGAAACCATGCTGGTGACGCAAGGTGCAGATAAATATAGCTTGGTTCTAGAGAGACTTCCGATTCTGCCGTTGGTGGTGAAAAGTGAGTATGACGAATATGCCAAATACTCCATCACACTTTCAACCGAAAAAGATTCAGAGGCTTTTCTGATTACTGAGAAATCTCATTCAGGCCCATCTGAAAGTGAAGTCACGGCCATCAATTACGATGCCCGCTACTACAGCAATGACAAAGACCACATAAATAATTTGATTTAACAGCCACCTTCGGGTGGTTTTTTAATGCCGGAGAGAAATATGGCTGACATGGTGACAAAGAAAAAACTGGAAGATGCTGACATTGATGTTAAAAATTTAGGTAAGGCGGTAAACGAGGACACTGTAGTTACTCCACGCTATGGCAGTCCATATAAGTCAGTGCGTCTTGCAATTAAAGAATTTCAAGCAAAATCCAGTCAAACACTTGAGCAAGCTGAAGTCAAAATTAATGATATGAATGATGCTATTGATTCTGCCATTGCAGCTGGTGCTGGCTCAGCCGGATGGACAGATGCTTTAATTGTGACCGAATTTAATAAAAATCAAAGAGAGAAGAATAGAGAAAAAGTTTCAGTAAAGGATTTTGGTGCAAAGGGAAACGGAGATCAGACTTTATATGCTACTGACTACTACTCAGATCAGAATAAATCAGTCAGAATTACACAGCAGACAGCGGATGGTCTTGCCTTTAACCGGGCTATCAAATGGTTAAGGAATAAAGGTGGTGGAGCATTATATATTCCTGAAGCCGAGCAAGGCAAATCTTATCGCATCTACGGCTATCTTGAACAAATTGATTTTCCATGTGTGATTTATGGGGCAGGCGCACATTCGTGGGTTCAGAATTGTGATAACTCCCCAACAAATGTAGATGGTTATGGCATTTTCTGCATACAACCTCTCATTGTTTCAGAAGTTACCATGATGAATTTCAAACTAGATGGCAATGCCGATGTCCGCGCTAAGCCCACTTCTGAGTTGAGACTATATCCATTTGTCGTTTTGGGTTACCCTCAAGTACGTCTATTTAATCTTACATCTATCAACAGCCCAATCGATTGTCTCCATACTCGATATAAAAATGATTATGAGCTTGAGAATAATGAACAGCTATGGCTTAAAGCTGTTAATTGCTTTTTTGATAATTCTTATAGAAATACAGCATCTTTAGTAAAGGGTTGGCATCAAGAATATGTTAACTGCGATTTTTTACGTGGCGGATATGTGCAAGGTGGCACTCAACCTAAGTACTGTATAGATATTGAGCCGACATTAGCTTCAAATTCGATTAAAGATATCAACTTTGTAAACTGTAGATTTGCTCAGGCTCGAAATGTGCTGGTTGGAGGAGTGTGGGCGGCTGCAAATTTTGTTGGATGTACATTTGATGCGAGTACACCGCATCCTGATGATATTACTAAAAAGGGATACCCGTGGGCGTTTCAAATGACAGGTGGTGAATGGTCTTTGACGGGTTGTAAAATCTTCGGACGTACTGATACTTTAGATACGATTTGCTATCACTATAATCAATATAGTGTGGGTGGGGAGTTTGCAGATAGTGGGTATCTTCGTATTAAAGATACAGAAATGTACGGAGCTGGTCTGCAGTCAAATGGCCGACGAATTTTTATTGAAAATGTACTGGCACAGAACTCACTGAGACCATTTGTATTTGAAAAGGGTGCAGCACCACCTCAAGTCGATGTAAATATTAAAAACCTAAGATTGGTAAATGTTTTTGATAACTCAAATGCAGGAACTGGTACTACTGCTTCTTTTGCGGTTAAAACTAATGTGAATGGAATTATTGATATTGATGGAGTTACAGTTGAAATTGATCCAACATCACTAGCTAAAATGCCTAAAGAGCTATTCACTCAATCAACCTATCATGGCATATATATACCTGACACGGTTAGTAGTGGCAAACGTAGCTTTGTGCGCAACATTCACGCAGAGGGATTTTATCAACGCTTACCAACGCATCTTGGCGTAGCTTCCCCATCTGCAGCAAACTTTAGAGACTGGGGTAGACCTAACCTACCGCCAGCAGATACAGCAGTACTTACTGCCAGTGTTACAGCCACCCTAACTGATGGCACGGTTGCAAATAACACTGTGACCAATAAAGCTGTTACGGGATTAGCTACTCAAAATAGCGATGCTGCCAACAGGGTGTTAGGAGGGCGAACAAAAACATATTGGAAAAATTGTACAATGTGGGGAAATTATAGTTAATAAAAAAGGGGCTGCTGCCCCTTTTTATTATATTTAATTTTAAGTGAACCAGAAAAACCAAAGCATTGTGGTATATGCGATATAAGAAAGAAAAAGAATACTTTTTTCCTTTCCTTTAATCTCAATTAAGGCTGCAATTACAAAAGGGAAGCAGGCTGCCAAGAAACGAGAAGAATATCCACTCATGATCGTGTTTAGAAAAACAATGCTTAAAATAGAAATAGCGATATAGAAAGAGAACTGCTTATCTTGCTTTTCAAATAAACCTTTAAACAATAAGTATAAATAGATAACGAGCCAAAAAATCATATAGAGTAATGGGGACGACATATCGCTATATTCAGCTCGACGATCCTCTAAATTTGTCAAAATACTTGCCATTAATGGGCCAGTAACAGCAGCAACTATAAACCCTACCAACATTGAAATTACAGTTTTTATTTGTGCGGGAATTGATTTTATATTAGAAATTACTAGTGAAACCCCAATAATAAATATAAATAATACAGCAGAGGTATGGATAAATGGTGTGGACGCTAGAATTGGAATGTATATAAAATTCTTCTTTCGATAGAAGTAATAGCCTATAAAGATAATACTCATGGCGAAGGCAAGACGTAATTGTGATGCTACAAAGTCCACGTACAGGGGATTTATAAGTAGCAATATACTTGCAATTGAATATCGCTTTGATAAAAACATTGAAGCAGTAAATACTGAAAGGAACGTAATAAAAAATATTATAGGTCCTGAACTTAAACCAAGTGTTTCTGTGGTGAACGATAGAAATTTATGCCATCCCCATTCATTGAGGATTTTTGTTAAAAGACCATCAAAATCAAACCAATGAGTTTTATTTACAACCTCATCCATGAAATAAACGTAGTTTGCTCTATCGTAATAAGGACTACTTCTTAAATCCGTCCAAGGTACCAGTGCAATGAAAAGTGCAAATAGAATTGAGAATGAGAAAGCCAGAAAATATTTTTTATTGACTTTTGTTTTGATGGATATGTGCACACGAACCTCTGATACTAGTTAAATTAAAAAAGACCTTAGTTAAAGCTTTTTATATTGATATTGGGATGTTTTAAATAAGCCATACAATATCTAGTTTTTACCAACCCAATATCACCTAAAATATCAATATTAAATTTTTTATTGGTCCATGAATTAAAGCAGCTCGCATTTTTACTTTTGCTGTAGTTAATTGATTTCATCTCTATTTTTCCAGATGGCACTGCACTGATAGCCCCCAACAAAAGACCATATTGAGAACCGATATCCGTATGATTATTAATTTTGATAGAAACAGGTTTCTTGGTATTATCATAACGACTCAAGCCTATTTGAATGCCTGGTCCTGCATTATTTGAGGTAACAATATTTTCAAGACTAATATTTCTTATTACACCTGTACCATTATTAGGTTCTATATCGATCCCTCCAGATGGCTTGGCTCCGCTAGTATTTGTTGCTTTCAAATTTCGGACATTAAGGGTATCAACAGAAATTATTGTTAAGCCCTGTCTTCGATTGTCGTTCATTACTATATTATTCAACTTAATATTATAAGTAGAGTTTTTACCATCAGTTCCGACATAGATAGCATCACCCCACATCTTATCTATACTCATATCTGAGATGGATATGTTTTGTGAATCACGAATCTCAACACCCATACCCCATTCACCAGTTTTTCCAAGATGGGTATATTTATCGCCAATGACTTTTCCACCTGAAATTTTTACATTTTTTACATTTTTAATCTTGAATACGCGATAGCTACCCAATCTATTTGGAATTACATTTAAATTGGTATTCGGAGAAAGGATAAGTGATGAATTGCTCGGTAATACAATAGATTTACCCGCATCTACTTTATAGTTTCCAGGGGGGATTTTAACTTCTGAATTTAATTTTAGTTGCTGATTTAGATAGTTGGTAATGTCACTATTTTCTATGAATTCCGCATAACAAAAGCAAGAAAATAAAAACATACAAGATGAGACCAAAATTTTTTTAAGCATAGTTATTAGCTAACAATGAGATGCGATAATTGTAGTTTAATAACACCCAACAAACCACCGTCAACCCTGATCTTTAATGAGATCAGGGTTTTTTATTACCAAAATTTAGGGGGCGGCATGCCGGATAGCAATTACACATCAGATCCACCCATAGCAACAGCAGGGCAACTTCTTGCTATCTCAGACAAGATTAATGATCTTGTGAAAAGCATGGATAAGTTAGCTGAAATGCCCCAAAAGCTTGACCGTATGAATATGCAGTTAGAGCAGCTCAATAAGGACCATCAGCAAACCAGAAGCGACTTGTCGCAGACGCGGGATAATCTTCAAGATGATCTGGATCGAGCTAAGTCAAACTTTAAAAGTGAGATCAAGCAAGTCCGAAATGAGATTGATCCGAAGTTTAAGGAAATTGATCTTCAGATCCGGGTGCTCCACGAAAGTAAAACCAAAATAGACAGTGTCACAAATCTGGTTCGTTGGGGTGGCATTGCCATCATTGGCGTATTTGCAGCTGCCTGGAATAATCAAACCGCCAAAACCGACACGGTGAATGCACAGGCAATGGCGAACAGTCAAAAAATTCAGGTACTTGAAAAACAATCTGATCAGACCCTTCGTACTTTAGAAGAAATCCGCAACAAGCTTTATGAACGAAATATGAGAGAGGAAAAATGAAATTAATCAATGAAAGTGTATGGAAGTTTGACTCAGTAAAATATGGCGCCTATATGGCGCTTTTTTTATCCTGCGTACATTTGGTTTTACAGGAAGTATATAACGCCAATGTATTGCCGGAACCGTATCAAAGTATCGCATCTATCGTTTTGGTATTTTTAGCGACATATGTAGGACGCAAGAAGGCTCAGCCAGAACTTCACCCTGATCCAACTATTTTAGGTTTCGCAAAACTCCCGGTTGACTCAATCACTTTTGATGAAGCATTCCGGCGCTTAATTGGGCATGAAGGTGGTTACACTATAGATCGACGTGATCCGGGTAACTGGACTGGCGGCAAAGTGGGGGTAGGCGTATTAAAAGGCACCAAGTACGGCATTGCTGCAAACACCTATCCAAATTTAGATATTAAAAATTTATCACTTGCTCAAGCTAAAGAGATCTACAAAAAAGACTGGTGGGATAAGCTTGGTGGCAATGGTCTACATTCCGCGATTACATTCCAGCTTTGGGATTTTGCGATTAATGCCGGCAAGAAACGTGCGATTCAGGAGCTACAACAAGCAGTTGGTGTAACTGCAGATGGCATCATTGGACCTAAAACCATGGAAGCCGTGAATGCTCATGAGTTAAATGATGTGATTCTGACTTTGACTGCTGAGCGACTAAGGTTTTATACGTCACTAAAAACATGGCCGACATGGGGCAAAGGTTGGACGAATCGTGTTGCGGATAACCTTAAATATGCAGCGCAGGATAATTAGATTATCCCGATGCTAAACAAGCCCTCTAGGTGAGGGCTAACTCCTCACCCCACTCAAAACCACATAATTACTCTGCAAATTTAAAGCCCACCCAGGTTCCTTCCTAAAAATCTCTCCATTTTTAATCGTGTGCTCTATATAAAAGTAGGTCCATGTTTTCATTATTACCCCCTAAGCCCATTTCTTAATCGCTGTGCAACCTCGGTAGCAGTTGGATTGTAGTAGGTATTCACCAGAATATTAATATCCGTATGTCCGGTAATCTTAGCTAGATCAGCGGGGTTCTGAATTATCTGGGCCATGCGAGTAGTGGCTTCATGTCGCAAATCATGGAATCGCAAATCTTGGATACCGCATTTATCCCGATACTGTCTAAATAAAGAAGACAATGAATCTGACTCAATACTTAAAACGCGAGGACTATTCACGCCTTTCATGTGTCGCAGCAATTCCTCAGCACGCTCAGACAATGGAATATTTCTAGTCAGGCCGTTTTTAGTGTCTGGTAAATGCACATACATTTTGTCAATGTGAACATTCTTCCAAGTCATTGCTGTAATTTCACCAAGCCGCATTGCAGTCTCAAGCGCAAACAGCATAGCCCATGCAACTTCCTGCCCTTTGGTTTTAACTGGTTCGCCTTCGACATAAGAGCAGGCATTCAAAATAGCTTCAATCTCATGATCTGCTGCACGTCGGTTTCTCGGTGGCGGCAGCTTCGGTCTGGATACAGTAGTCATGGGGGAGGTATGCAGCCAGCCCAATTCACGGATGCAGCAATGCAGTACCGCGCTAAGCAATTCCATTTCCCTTGAAACAGTTGTAGCGGTTACATCCTTGAGTCTGGTATCGCGGTATTTCACAAAATCAAATGATTTAAGATCTGTCAGGTTTTTTGACACCAGTTGAGGATTATCACGCATCAACTTTCTTAAGCGTAAAGTTTCCCAGCGCGCACCTTTCTTTTTAGGTGTGACATTCTTCAGGTAATACTCAATAGCTTCTTGGTAGGTGTGTTTTGGCAATTCGCCTTTCGATGCCTTTGCTGCATCCTTGAGTTCAATAATTTTACGAGCTGCCCACTCTAATGCTTCTTTTTCTGTATCATGGGTAGAAGTGTGGCGCTTGTTTTGATGATTGACGCAAATACGCCAACTATCACCGCGCTGAATAGCCTTTGGTATCTTCATAATGTCGTGGTGCAGATTTGGTGCAAATCAAATGATTAGATGATGTATTAAATCACATTGTAATACATTCTAATACAACAATAATTTATTATAAATCAAGCACAAATAGAAAAACCCTTACAGAATAAGGGCTTCATTTTAATTAAGATATGCTCTCTATCCCCACCATATATGAAGAAACAAGGTTAATGCCTTGTTTTTTTTTGCCTGAAATTTAGTGCGACATTTTTATTGGCTCGGCTTTTTATTCTTTGTATTGGATTCATTTATTGTTTAAACAACATGCTCGATCAAGATAAGTGAGGTTCTAGAGGTCTGATCTGCTGAGACTGAGCTAGACAAGCTTAGAGATTAAGTTCAAAGTAGTAGCAAAGAAACCTCATAAGGCTGAGTTTTCTTGTTAAATCTTATAAAAAATAAAAAAATTGCATTAACTGTTTAATTTATAGCGGAATAGATAGTGATTACTTGTAAAATCACTTGTCAATGACCTGCTATCTCTATAATATACACAGCCATCGGGGACGTGGCGAAATTGGTAGACGCACTGGATTTAGGTTCCAGCGCCGCGAGGTGTGAGAGTTCGAGTCTCTCCGTCCCCACCATCAAAAGAGACAAGGTTGATGCCTTGTTTTTTTTTGCCTG